TCAGACCAATATTGGTCATGGCTGCAATCGCCGCACCGACCTCTTGGAAGGTAATTCCTACCTGGGCGGCAACAGGAATAACACGGCCAAGGGAACGCGAGAACTCATCAGGTTCAGCCTTACCTTCACGAACAGCCGCAACTAGGGTGTCCGCGGCTTCGGCCGCACTGAGCGTCCCCTTTCCCCACGCAGTCATGGCGGAGGTAAGGGTTTGCCCCATGAACATCATATCACCCATGCCAGTTGCAGCTAGCTTGGTAGACTGTTCAAGGATCTTTAGAGCCTCAGCACCCTTAAAGCCTGAGGACGCAATGAAGTACAGACCTTCAGCAACTTGAGTCGGTCCTACACCAGTAGCCCTTGAGAGATTAAGGACCTCCTCGTTGTACTCCTTCATCAACTTGGTAGAAGTACCAGTTAGAGCTTGAACCTTAGTCATGGCTGTGTTGAAGTCGTACGCCATCTTGGCCGTAACGACTCCAACTACACCCATAGGTACGGTAATCCAACGGAAGATCGTCTGCCCAACCATTTGGGCATCATGCCCAATCATACGAAGGCCGAGCTGATTCTTATGGATCCATTCGGTCATGCTACGCTGCTGCTTTGCACCGCCAACAACAGGCTGAGAAGCGGCAGCTGCAGTAGCCGCATTGAGACGCTTCATACTTGCAGTGGCAGAAGCTACAGCAGCGCGAGTCTCATCAACTGCCCTAATAGTGATGAGTTCTTCGTAAGGCACTTAAGCCTCTTTCCTCGAATCCATCAAGGCTATAGCCCTCTCAGCCTGAATCTCCAACACCTTTTCTATACCGGGTGTTTGCTTCACGTCTTCAGGCTTCTCAGCGTTCTCGACTATAGAGCGAGCGTTGGCGTAGTCCCGCAGAGATAGAATTCGAGTGCACAAGCCGAACGGAAGATTCACAGCAACATCTGGAGTACACTCAAACTCCTCACTCATTCGGCTTATGATCCATTCAACAGGGACTAGAGCTGATTCTCCACTGAGGGCACGTTCGAAGACTCTGAGACTTTTCCCAATTCATCTTCTGTGGGGAAGTGGATCTTGATGATCTCGTTGAAGGCCCAGTCGGCGGTGACCGGATCAAGGTTGTCGATGCTGCTCTCAGTACACGGTGCCGTATAGGACCAATTGACGATCGAAGCCCGAAGAAGGGCTGACTTGTCATAGGTATCGACGGGGTTCTCCTTCTTCTCGACAGGAGCCTCACCGTCAGGTGACTCAGTTAGGGTCTTAAGAAAATCGGGGCCAAGATCTCGGAAGCTCATAAGAGAGTTGCGGGACTTGACCTCGCGAGCTGCGTCTAGCGCCTTCCAGCCCAGCTCGCGAAACTCGATCCATTCCCCAGGCTCGTGGGGGACGTCGCACTTGTGCGAAACCGCGGTATCTTTGACTGACATGACATCTCCTTATCGGGCTTCAGGATTCTTCCATTTCGACATCCAACATGAATCGGTGGCCGATCCACTTTGGCCTAGAAGTTGGAATCTTTGGAATTTGAATAATTGCCTTGCCATGCGTAATCTCTGCCTTGTAAACTGCGCCGTCCAGAGTAAAGCTATTACGAAAAGTATCAGCTATTTCATTCGAAAGTTCAAGGAGGGAATCCCATTGGGTTTCCATGTTGGCGCCATCGATCGCAAAGTAAAGAGTCATCGTATACGTATAGGTCATCTTCCAGGTAGGCCCAAAAGTCATGGGCTTCTGGCGAAAACCTTCGTAAACAACAAAGATCGCCGGTAGGGTCCTACCTACAGTAACTACAGGCTTTGTTACTACATTAGCAATACCTGTTATCGTTTGGGCGATCTCACCGACGGCATCGGCTATGAGTTGGAGATTATGCGCCATCTAGGACTGCCATAATAAAGTGGCTTAGCTTCTCGCCTTCGGCAGTAACAACATTTGGGACTCCTGCGAAGGCTTCAGCCATGTAGGGCGTACCGTTATAGTCCAACGTCTTCGCAATAGCAAAGGCGTAATCTTCCAGCCCGTGATCTTCGCACCACTCCATGAGGGAGTAATACTTACCTTGGTGGAGAGCGGCTGGGGGACTGTGAAATCCTTCAGAGCCTTGCTGCGGACCATAAGGATCTCCCGGCTCAACAGTAAAGCCCCTAGAGGTGACTATAGATTCTCCACCGCCACCATAGAACATCTCTTCACCGAGTTGACCAGTATGATGTGGTGCAGCCTCCGCAGCAAGCTCTGCAACCAAAGTCTGCCCTTCAAGCATGTGTTCGTACCAGATCTCTTCCGCAGTATTGAGGTACGCACGGAAGGCTCCTGAAGGATCACGAGGTAGCCATTTAGCCGTAATCCTAACAACAGCCATTATATACCAATCCAGTGCACGTGAAGGATACGGTTCCTCAGGATCTCCTTGACTGAATACGGGATTGCTGCACGAGTACCAGTAGCAACGCCGACCTCTGGAGAGTAGTTAGATGGGCCCTTAGCCCAAAGATGCTCAACCCAGATGTAGCATGCTAACTTGAAGTCCTCTGGGACGTTTGTAGATACAAGCTCACCGTTTGTAACGGTCTGCGTACCGTAACCTGCAACATAGGTAACGACTACAGCCTTAGTACCAGATGCAAAGTCTGAGGCTGTATAGACATCTGTTGCGTACGAGGAGAGGCGTCGAATTGCTGCGACCTCCTCATCGTACACGAAGTCAGTCCCAGCAGACAAGGTCACGCCTCGCTCAGTAACTGTAGTAACTGAGACGACGGGGAGAGTAGTCAAGAAGACATACTCTCCCCCGCCGTTATCAACCTGCGTATAGGACTTCTGGATTACTGGTCCAGCAATGAATGCTTCAATGGCTGAACAGACATCGTTGACCATCCAATAAAGAGTGTTCAGCTCCTCATCGGTACGACTGACCTCTTGACTATCAACGAAGAGAGCTTCCCGAATCTCCTTCTTAGTAACGAAGGCTTTAGCGGAAAGGGCTACCGTGACGGCCATTTACCTCAGAGCTTCTTCTGCTTGTCGGGATCCTTGGGGTCCTCGTCCTTCACCTTTGCAGGCTTCTCAGGCTCGGTAAGCTTCTGATCCTTAACGCGACCCTCGTCCTCAACCTCTTCGATCTCGTCATCGATGAAGGTGAGAAAGTCCTTGTGAGCCTCTCGAACCTTAGCCAACATCGCACCCTCGACAATATCCCCAACATGCAGGTGTACCTCACTACCATCTGCAGGGACATAGAAGCTGTAGGCCTTAGCCATCTTCATTTTCTTGGGGGCTGCCATATCATACTCCTCTCGGGCGTTGGAGGACTTAAGCCTCAGTGATCGTTCCGGAAGCCTGGAGCTCGCAGCTGTACCCGTGGTACTCACCCACATTGAACGTACGCTTATAGCTGACAATCCAAACTCCACCAGTCGTACCGTTCGCCGTAATAGTCTTCGAACCACCAATCGTCAGAGAGAACTGGCGGGTGGTCGAGTTCGTGATCCGGCCGATATTGAGGACAGCGTCAGGACCAGACGTAGCTGTGTCATCGTAGTAACCCTCGATCGTGAAGGGCTCGTACTTCTTGAAGATGCTCACCAAGTACTGAGCAATCGCAGCACCAAACGGCGTCGATTCGATCAGCGGTCGGGAAACGTTAATCTCCCCGAACTTCGTAATGTACTGAGAGAACCCCGTCGTCATTGCGCCGCCATCACTGACAGCCATCTCGAAGACAAGGTTCGGGCTACTGTATTTGGCCATTACTCACTCCCTTCTTATCTGTTGACACCGAGTGCCACTGTAAATGTCGCGGCAGCAGAGCCAACAGTGCCGCCCCAGGACCACGCAACAGAGAGATACCGGTTAACGGTCATATCAGTAGAGATGACCTTGTAGCCGCCTGCCGCAGTGATAGTTGGTGAAGCTACTTGCGTAACCCATGTAGGAACAGTTGTGGCATCTTGGGCAGTGATCGTAAGGCCAGTCGAGGTACTCTGCGTAAACGAAGTAATGCAGATGTACATTGATAGGCCTAAAGAACCTTCCATCCCAACGCCTAGATCAACATACGTACTGTTATTGTTCCCCGCACCCGTTTTGACACTCAAAGGAGTAACGATGTAGGCCTCGTCACGAACACCAGAGACGCTAATGTCAAATGAGGCCTTATGATATTGACCAACTTCGAAGCCTCGTTTGTATCCAACACGGATCGCTCCGCCAGTACAAACTGCACGCCTACCAACAGTATTACCTTGATAGGCCATCATGAAGACTTCTTCAGTAGACTGCATTCCAACCATGGCCTGATCGATGCTACCTGCAGCATCATCGTACCAGCCATCATGGCCCGACACAGAGTACTTCTTGAAGTTGGTAGGCCTACCAACAACAGCCTGATTAACGCCAAAGGGCGTAATGTCCTCGACAGGGGCTTCAACAGCATCTTCAAGCTTGCTACTGACACCAGTCAAGTCGTACTGCCCGAGAAGGAGATAACCAATATCTGCTGAGCTATACTTAGCCACTTATCAACCCTCCTTCTCAGTCTTCGGAGCCTTAGCAAGCTCAATGTCGCCATCTTTGAGCAATCCCTCAATAGCATCCGAAGGGATATCACTCACGATCTTGCCCTCGACGACCGTCTTCATAACTACTTTGTCCCACTTACCCTCACGGGCATTACGAAGGCTCACTGAGTCTGCAGGGTATGCTAGCTCCGTTAGCACTTTATACCATTTAGTAGTTGCCATGGAGCCTCCTCATCAACCTTAGGCAGCGGTGATGTAGAAACCCTTGACGATCACACGAACCAAAGTGATCGCTCCGGTGATGTCAGCAACAGTTGGCTGGAACTTGAGACCCTTCGCGACCGCCGTGGGGAAGCCGAGGCGCGTCGCAACGGGCGTGCCACCAGTCCGGCTGACCCATGCACCATCGGTACAGTCCGCAACGACATGCGAAAGAACCACACCGTTGTCTTCATCGGCGACACGTAGGAGCGTTGCGCCGCCCGCGTTGGCTCCAGTGACTCTAAACATAACATCGGTTGGAACGAACGACTTGCCAGGCAGTGGGGCGACGATCACCATGCCAGCCTGAGCAGTACCGTTAGCCTCTGCAAGGGACATCCTGATATCCCATACGGCGGGCATCCGCCACTTCATTTCCTGCGTGAACGGAGACGACATCTCCGATGAAACAACAATGGTAGCCATCCTTCACCCCTTCTCCTAGATAATAGAATGGGGGCCAGGCGAGTGGCCCAACCCCCATTCTATTAGTGATCTTACGCCTTGAAGTTATAACCAACAGCCAGCGCGCCCCAGAAGGGGAACTGGATGTCGTAACGGCTAAACACGACCGCCTTAGTCTGATCGGTGTCGATGACATCCTCCATCGCGATGCGCATGTCACCACGACGACCGATGATCACGCCATACGGACGATTGATCAGGGCGAACGACTTCTTAGTGTTGTCACCAGCAGTATCATCGATCTTACCGGTAGTATCCGTAAGCGGGATACCGTCCGACACAACGATCGGAATACCGAACATCCGAGCAACTTCACCCGTCAGGATCGTAGCCCCTGAACCATACTTGTCAGGCGTCAGGAGATTGGTGATCGTGACCATGTCGTACCAAAGCTCACGGGGAACGACTGCACATAGATCGCCAGGATTAGTACCATACTTACCAAGCTTCTTCCGTACGCTGTGGAAGAGCAGATCAGTAATCGTGGCGTCCTGAGCATCAAAGCCCTGATCAGTATGAGTGATCAGGCAGCTATGAAAGACGCCGTCGCACTGAAGCCAATAATCCTTAGCTCCAGCAGTCGTGGTCGGCGCAGTGCCCTCGAAGTTGATGTTCGTGTTAGCGGTCGTCTCATCCCCGTAGAGGAAGCAGCGCTCCCAACCGTTACGGGTAATGCGGACGAGATCCTCGCGGATGACCGGCAGGATCGCGATCAGGGCGTCCTCTTCGAGCTCGCGGCTCCAGAAGACTCGAGCACCAAGCTTCTTGGCGTTGAACGTGATCTTATCGAAGGTCAGATCGCTACCAGCGACAGCAGTCGCAGTATCGGTCGTGGCCTCATCGACACCGTAGATCGTGAGGCTCGAAGCCTGATACGGCATCTCCCAAGGGTTATTAGG